AGTTAACCTTAAATATGGTTCTTTTTATGATACTACCACTCAAACTGCAGCAGTAATTAATACAGCCTATGCTGTTACTCTTAATACTACAGATCTTTCTAATGGTGTTTCTAGAGGATCTCCTACATCTCGTATTGTAGTTACTACAGCAGGTAAATATAACTTTCAATTCTCAGCACAGTTACATAAAACAAATGCTTCTGTAGGGTACATTTATATATGGGCTAGGGTAAATGGAACAGATATAGCAGACTCAGCTAGTAAAATCTCTATTAATGGAAGTCAAGCAGAGACAATAGCAGCCTGGAACTTTGTATTAAATATGGCAGCTAATGATTACTTTGAGCTTATGTGGTCTACTAATGATACAAACTGTCAATTACTAGCTAATACTGCATCGTCTCCTGTGCCTGGTATTCCTTCTGTAATTTTAACAGCAACTCAAGTAGCTTAGATTCATGGTTTTACTGATGATTGTTTTCATTCATTATGGTATAATTATAGGGTAGAGTGAAAACTTTACACTAACTTTATAAGGAGATTACCATGTGGACAACACCATCTGCTACTGAAATGCGTTTTGGTTTCGAAGTTACAATGTACGTAATGAATAAATAATGGTTATTGTAACAGACTGTTATTAGTAGTAATAAAAAAGCCCCTTAATCGGGGCTTTGTTATTTATGCTGAAGCTAACGTTGCTTTAGGATTTAAAAAGTCTTCAACTTTTTCCCAGTCATGAAAGACTTTGATAGTCTGTTCAGGTTGTGGTTGACCAAAGATAACTTTATTTGCTGTTACTAAATAACCGTTATCTACTTTGTTAATTTGCACTTGCGTGTATTGCATATTTTCTCCTTTAAATATTTATAACTGCTCTCACTAAAAGTAAATCTAGTACTAAGTAAACTGATCTATCATTAGAGTCTAACATACTACCATCTACTAATTCTATTCCCAAGGTACAACCTTGTATTAAGTGCCAGGTAATCATGTCTGTACTCCTATAATGTCACAGGCACCAGCTAAGCAACTTAACTCTTGTGTTCCTGTAGTGGTGTCTTCTTCCTCTTTTAAGTTACCCCAATCAATTGAAGGGAAACTTTCTACAAAGGTATCATACTCTTCCTTTGTAATCTCTTGATAAGGTGCTTGTTTATAAACGTGATCTGAGTGTGGTAAAAGAGACACACCTGAAACATCACTAAAGTTATTATAAATCCATGCACCTATATCCAAGAATTCATTATCTCTATAGTATACAGTAATGGAAGGATTATGTTCAGTCCAATGTTTTTGATATACACTATAAAGCTGTAACTGTTCAATAGCATTTGTTTCATTTCTTGTAACTCCTGATTGAGTACCTTTTTGAGGAAAACTAAATATAGTAATGTCACTAGGTTTAGTTACATCAGGTTCATTCGGGACACCTGCTCCTTTAAAGAACACTGTAAGCGGGTCTTTGTTATCCATCCGTACAGTCCTAATATAATATTGACTATATGCAGGATGAATGCCACTAGAACAACCCACCAACTGACTAACTGTTCCTGAGGGTTTAACAGTAGTGATAGCAGCAGACACAGGAATACCAAGTCGTTCAGCCCACTCCTTATTGACGTTAATTGCATGTTCTCTTAGTTCTGTTAACCATTTAACTGTCTCCTCAGTAGGTTTACTTAACACAGGATGATCCATAATACCTGTCATACTAACACCAAGTAAACGTTCTTCCTCTTGGTTCTTACGCCAATCAGACCTTAGGTATCTAAAGTTTGTAAGGGTGGATTGAAATGTCCCGATAATGGTTGCGACTCTGACTTTTTCTTTAAGACTAGCAAGGGTATCATTCTCTCTGATGACAATTTCACTGAGATTGCAAAGTCCTTTAGATCGCAAGATAATTTCTCCGCAAGGATTTGTACCGTACTCAAAGCCTTCAACATCTCTTCTTCCGTTAGAGCTTGCTTTCTTTGTAGCTGCAACTCTATTAAATATACCTCTTTCACCGCTTTTTGAGTCATACAATGTTCCCCATTCCTTTAAGAAAATCCCTACATCTGGTTTTTCTGTGTAGGCGACAGAGTTATTGGCAAGTGCACGTTGCACATCAGATTCCCACCAGGCTCCGTTCTTTGCGTTTCGCATCCTATCGTCGGTGAGGTTTGACAGGCTGATAAGAGCAGACCTACGAACACCACCAACAATAACAATATCAGCAACTTTACATACGATGTCATGGCATTCTAAGCTGTTAAGCTTCCTTCCTGCTGCTTTCTTAAAAGTATGAACCGTAAATGCGAACAAGTCCTCGAGAGGCTTAGGGCCTGATGCTCTGCCACCGAAAGTCTTGAGTCTAGCTCCCGCAGGTCTAACTCCGCTAGTGTCCCATTTTGGTAACCTTCCTGAATAGAGTAAGCTAATGAGTTCACGGTATGCACTAGCCCAGCCAATTCGGCTGTCTTTAACTCTAATTGTTGTGTCAGTGTCATGAAATTCCTCCGCTATTGTAGGTAGGTTATTAGTAAACTGACGTTCAACACTAAAGCCAACACCAGTTCCACACATTAAAACATACATTACTTCATCAAATGCTTTAGGTGAATCAATAGCTACAAAGCTACAATTGTAACCAGCTATTTCATCTCGTTCTAAAGCAGGGCCAGCTGCCATTAAACATCTCATACTAGGCATTACATCTAAGTTATGTATTGCTTTATTTACATCTTCTGTTGGAAAGGTATCTGGAAATCTATTTTTAAAGAATCCAGTATATCTATCTACAGTTTCTTTCCATGTTTCTCTACGGTATTCTTCAGGTAGCCATCTTGCATAGCGGCTTGCATGAATGAATCGTTGATAGTCGGTAAGTTGCATCAGTCTCTATCTCCATTCATTGATAATTCTTTGTTAAAGTATTCATAACGTTCTTCTATACGTTCAAAGAAAGCATCGACTAGGTCGTATGAGTTAATATTTAATACCTCAAGAAGGGTAATTTCATCGTACTCTTCAGCAAGTCGTTCTTTGATTTCTTGTAACGTAAGTGTCATGTTATGTTTTAAGTTCTTTTAATAGTTCTACGTAATGGATTACTTTGTTTAAGTCTTCCACTCCACCCTTATCTTGCCATCTACATATATATTTAATAATGTTACCTTCAATAAAAGGTAAGTTATTTTTAACTATAAATTCAATAGGTTGAATAGGAAATTGTCTGTAATGACTTCCTGCTACTTGTTTTCTTAATGCATTACCCATATATTATACCATTTCTTTTAAAAGTTTGCAAGTTATTTGTTAAGTGATGATAGTAGTAATCAAACATTTACTAGCTTTTGAGATCCTTTTGGTTTTAAATTAGTTCCATCTCTAAACCAGTTACCACAATCACGACATTGATAACGTTGGTAACGGCTAGTCGTAGTAATGTTAAACCCACGTTTCTGTACGTTTTTAGATTGACATGTAGGACAACAATCAGTCGTACCATTAATCACATTGTTATTAAGGTGATTCTTAATCCAAGGTTTAAAGCGTTCATAGACCTTCTCTAGAAGGATAACATCGTTCTTGTTATACTCTTCCATAGTCTTCCATGCTTTAGGGATACCTGCCATACACTGTACCCAGAGCTCGTGCCCTTCATGAGCAGTCTTTTTACCTAAGCCTAAGGATTGAGCTACATAGTCAAGCTTGTTAGATACAAATCTAAAGCGACCTCTAGCTACAGTAAGTAAATCTATTTCTTTAAATGGTGCTGGAGGAAACATACCATTTAATAAGAATTCTTTGTTAAGAGAAGGTATGTCAAAACGTTTACCATTGTAATGGATAACAGCATCAGCTTCATCAAGTAACTTATGAATGCTAGTAAGCATTTTCTTTTCACCAGATTTCTTTACAGAGTCAAACATCATCTTCTTATCACCCAACCATTTGGCTGCATAACACATAACATAAGATGACTCTCGTAGTTGGTTAAGACCAATGTTCTGATCCCATATACCCCATACATGAGCTACGTTTGGTGCCATTTCAATATCTAATAAAAGTATCTTACTCATTTTCTATCCTCAGAAGTTTCTACATGAATAATTCTTAAATCTTTCTCACTAATGTTAGGAAGTTCAGTAAGAAAGTCATGCATTGCTTTAACTTTAGCTACCTCTTCAGTAACAACATGCACTCGTATTTCTTTTTCATACCGAACCTTAACCCAATAATTATATAGTTTAGCCATAATTATTTATATTTAAGTCTTTCTTCAAGCATTATATCAGCAAGTCTATAAGCCTCTGCTGGTATGTCATCTCGTTTAACATGGTCTGCTTCTAGCAACCCATTCATAGCTTCTAATGCAAAGTAATCTCTAAGGTTCATACCTGTATAGATTTGTTTGTTGTTATCTTGACACGGAAAAGCTGGTGAGTTTCCTTTACTCATGATACCATACCTCCATCTTCTTTAAATAAATCAAGTTCTTGTTGAGCTACATCTGTAGCAATACTAAACACACCACGTCTTACTAATTCTTTAATAGCTAAATCCATTAGGAATGAAGCTTCATTAGCATCTACATGAAAGTCAAAGTCTAAAGACCCATCAGAGTTTTGTATACAATTGTTTATAATCATTTAACCAATCCTTTCTAAAGTCTAACCACTTAAACCCATTGGCTTCCGCCCACATCCAATAAGTTGTTTTACTTCTTTTATTAATCTTGTTATCAGGATTCATAAACAAAAAGATTACAGTTGTTTCTGGATTAGTATCTTTAAACCACACCATCTTTTGTCTTGTATCTAGATCTAACTTACCTTTAGCTTCAAGGTATATATTTCGTTTACCTGTTTTAAAGTCAGGTATATAAGTTCTTTCTTTTTCAGGTTGTATGTATTTAAACTTGTCAGGCTCATACTTAACTGATGGAAAGCTACTCTTTAAAATCTTCCAGACTTGTTCCTCTAGCTTGCTCTTGAATGAGTGTATCAAATCTTTCCTTCCAGTCTTCGTTTTCTTTACGTCTAATCCATAGGACTCGACCATTCATTAAAAATTCTTCATCGTTACTATAAGCTTTCCTAACAGCGTTAAACAACTCTTGTTCTGTTATGCAACCTGCTAAAATCTTTTCTGCTTTTTTAGGACCAATCTGTTCAATACCTTTAATGTTATCAGATCTATCTCCAGTTAAACATTGCATGTAAAAATGACGTATACCTGAATCATTGGTCACTTCCTGAAACTCGTCTTTAACAAAGTTATAGTGCCGACCAGGAATCATAAGTAAGTCTTTGTCAATAGAGCATATGATTGTATCCTCTGTTTGAGCAATACCTAAAGCATCATCAGCTTCCTGTCCATCAATTACTTCTGCATTGAATGTAGCAATAAGGTACTGTCTACATTTCTCAAGCCAAAATGGTTTCTCTTTAGGACGATGAGCTTTATACTCAGGGTATATTGTATACCTAAAGTTATTCTTTCCTGTTAAGAAGAGACGATACTCAGTCGCTTCAGTATTTACTAGGATATGATCTATAAGATCTTCTGCTCTAGCATATACAAAGTCCTCGGCATCGTCATCTTCTAACGTACAGGCAACCCTATACGCTACTATGTCAGCATCAATAAGAGCTTTCATTATAGAGGAATGTCATCCTCTAGTTCATTAATTGCATCAATGCCAGTTGCTTTGCTAAAAACATAAGCTTCAAATTCTTTAGCTGTTGCAATAACATCAGTTACTTTAGATCCAGTACCTAACAATTCTACTGCTGTTGATAAAGAAGATTGTCTAATGATATACACTTGACGAGCAGCTCTTTCTTCTTTAGTTTCATAGTTAGAACCTGTAACTCTACCACCTGTTGCTGGTGTTGCTTGTTTAGTTTCTGCCACAGTATTATCTCCTCCGATACCAGTCCATTGCCAATAGCCATTAGCATCTTTTTCAGTTGTTACATTAAGTGCATCACCTTTAGTTAAATCTCTAATATGGTTAAACACAGTTGGATTACTGAAAGACATTAGTTTTTTAGACTGTGTCTGACCTTGTTCATTTTTGTATGTAACTTCGATTGATTGATATGATCGACCATTCTTAGCTGCATGAGTATTTGGTGCACCTACATCTACAATATTAATTAACATTCACTATCTCCATGTTACCCCAGTTAGGTCCTACTTGACACTCGACCCTCATGGGAAGGTTAAAATCTACCCCAAATAACTTCTTAAAGTTCAATGGGATATCCGTAAAACATTTATCAACTATTGCTACTATACTATTATTATCGCATATCTTTTCATCAAAGTCAAGTATAATTGAATCATGTACAGTATTTACTAGTTTGATACCTTGCATATCCTTAAGTCTATTACTTAAAGAAACTCTTGCTATAGCCATTAAGTCAGCACCTAACCCCTGAACAGGGTAGTTAAGAATCTTAGTGCGTGGCCACTTGGCTTTGCCATACTTTATTTCTGGCTCATACTTATAAACCCGTCCTGTAGGCATAGTTAATTGCCTATCTCTTGTTGCCTGTTCTACAATTTGTTTATGCCATTTACCTAGGTCAGAGTATTTCTTATAGAATTCTTCAATGACATTTTGCCAGAAGGTTTCTTGTTTACTTACATCTGTGAAATTAGGATCGTTAGCATAACTATAAGCAGAACCACCATAGATAAGCCGAAAGACAAAGGTCTTAGCAATGAGGCGAGAAGGTAACCCAAAACGAAGTTGATTATCTGTGTGTTGATCAGTTCCATCTAATATCTCCTGTATAGCTGTTTTGTCTTGTGATAAGTATGTAGCACAAACCCATTCTAGTGCTTTAGCATCAGCTTGTAACAGCATACCTACTCCCAAATAGTTGTTTAATTTCTCCGTCAAAGTTCTGCAAGTTAGGTTTACTAGAAGACAGTCTACCTGTTCTTGCTACACATTGATTCAGTTGTCCATGCAATACATTTGTTTTCCAGTTCATACTAGTTCTAAGATCAACCAGTCCTGTATAGTAAGTTGTTAATCGTTTCTCTAGTGTTGCCCTGGTTAGTATAAGTTCTACTAATTCTTTTGCATATTTAGTTCCTCTTAAACTTTTGAGAGTTGCCTCATCAGTTGAGAAGTATCCTTCTTTAGTTAGTTCAGATCCTTTTAAGGGCGTAACTAATCTATCAAACTTTATTTCGTGTTCAACCCATCTTTCTTTTGCCTGTCCTTTTCTTTCACCCGTTTTAAACAGGCCAATAACTTCTCTGCGTTTAACTTTAATTGTGCCCCCATATAGAAGAACAGATAAATGCTCATTACTGCTAGGGTTAAAATCCACAAGTTTATGATATTCATATAACCTTTCGTTAAGTAAATTAATCTCTGTTTGTAATTCTTTACCCAGGTCAGTGCTCTTTGTTTCATCAAAGATAATTCCATTGTATTCCATCTCCTGTAAAACCATTAGGTCTTGGTTATGTAGACTAATTAATCGTTGCATTTGTTTTGTGCATGACGCAAATTCTTCCATCTGTTTCTCATATATTTTTTGCGTTAACTGCAAATCACCTATTAAGTATTCTTCTAGGATATCTTTAGGTATGTTTGGTGTATCTATCTTGTTGCCCCAATACTCTGTAGCAACAACATCAAGTTTACTACCCAAATCATAGTAAGCAGCGACACTGTTAAGACTTGGATAGGTATACTGTTGTCCCGTAAGTATAAAATGTACCAGCTGACAATCCCAAACACGCTTACCCACAAAGTTAATTCCATACTTGCGAAGCCAATGCAAATCAAACTTAATGTTAAAGCCCACCAATATCTCGGCATCATTGATTCTAGATTGTATCTCTTCAAGATGTTTCTTATAGGGTTGGTCATTGTACTCAATACTAAATAGACTGTGGCTAGTGTCAAGAAGCCCCACATAACATAGTTTATTAGTTTCATCAAAAGGATTTCCCTTGTTGCTAATGGTTGTTTCAACATCTAAGATTAAGCCGCACAATCGCCAGTTCCTTTATTGAGTGGGTAGTATTTATTAGCTGAGTCTAACAGTGTGTCATTGATATCCATAATATCTATTATGTCATACAAATCTGCACGAGTCAAGTCAGGTCTTGCTTTTAATACTTTATCAAATTCATTATCCATTTAAATGTCCTCATATCTAGCAATTTCAGGTTTAATTAATACTTGGGTAGATCCATGTCGTAGATCAGGTAATGTATCTTTGTCACCAATAAGTTTATTCTTAGTGATGTTAAAGTACCTAGACCTACTAGTGTTATCTTGTTCTTTACCTATTCCCAAGATCCAGTCAGCTTCGCCTTGCTTGGCCGTCTTCGAACCATCGACCATATCCATCGTAAGAAAGAGTTTACCTTCGGCTTCACCACTTGCTTGGGATACAGCAATAACGGGTGCGTATGTTTTAGATATCTCTCTTGCCCATTGATAGATTTGTTTGAGTTCCAAGTCATTACGATCTCCTTTGAATCCACGAATCTTATCTATCTGGTCAAAGATAATAAGAGCTGGGTTATATTGTTTAAGTACAGATTCAATTCTATGTTTACTACTTGAATCTTCAAAGTCTAAAATTTTAATACGGTTATTTGTTATAGTTTTATATCGTTCTTTATTGGTCTGTTTGTCTGCAAATAATGCTTGCGTAGTAAGGCCCAGTGTAGCTTGATAGACTCTGATGCCAACTTTAGTTCCCTGTTCTTCATTATTAAACCACAGTATATCACCGTCAGTCTGGCTGACCATATGCGTAATTTCACTTGCAAGAAAGGTAGTCTTACCTGTCTCGGGACGAGCGAAGATAAACCCAAAGTCACCCTTACGCAGAGATCCAAGACTTTTATTAAGCCAATTAATCCGCCAACGCAAACCAGGTGTAGCGATTTGAGTGTCATAAAGATTATCCAAATCCATGTCAACTGGAGTAATTTCATCTGCTTCCACCTCTTGATGTTCAAAGTTATTAAATAATTCTAACAGCTCTGCTGTAGACTTTTTACCTGCCTCTACATCTAAAGCCATGAGTGCTACTTGTCCTGCTAGAGAACGTCTTCGATGTTCTTCTAACAGTCCTATGATTGCTTCCATGTTAGTGATGTCTTGTTCATAGACATCTTTTAACAGCAATTCTAAATCTTTTCTTTCATTATCTTTTAATAAATAATTACTATTATAAAAGATATCTAATTCAGTTATATTAATATTATTATTATTATATTTTTCATAATATAAATCTATCATATTAAATAGTTTATATAATTCATTATAATTAATCTTAATATAATTTATGTTAACATACTTGTAATATTTTGTAAAGATATTTTTATCTTCACAAAATAATTTAATTATTTGTTTCTCAACCATTGATTGATTTCTCCTGTAGAATAATCTTTAGGATCATTCGGTGTAATTATTACATCCGATTCAATACCTTTTTGTTTAATATTTCTAGCCTGTTTAACAGCTTCAATTGCTTTATCCCTATCCAACCATAGATAAATCTTTTTAAAGCGTTTAAGGATGGTTTCTGTGAGTTCTAGAGATATAATTGAACCTAGTAAAGGTGTTACTGTAACATTTTTATTAGCTTTAGCTATTTTAATAGCAGAAATTACATCTTCTACACATATAAGTATATCACCTAACCCATAGAATAGCAAAGGTTTTTTACCTTTAGCTATATACTTTGGCCCATATTTATTAAAATTTCTAGCTTGATAGTATTGAGGTGTATTAACTAATACTAACATATGATTGTCAGAATTCCATCCAAGTTTATATGTATCAACATCTTGTTGCGTAATACCATATTGAAGCAACCATTGCATTGGTTCTATTGGTATAGCATTAGTAGTAGAGATATCAAGCTCATCAGATAGCATCGCCTGCTGGCTCTGCAATCTGCTTCGCACAGAATTAAGATCATTCTTTTGCTTTCTATAACTACATCCAAAGCAATAGAATCCATCAGAATATTCTGCTAGATTATCTCGACTCCCACATTTGGGGCAATTAGTATGTTGAATAAAGGCCATTAGTGTCCATTAAAAGCATCAGTTAGTTTTTTAGAATCTACTTTGACAACTTCACCCGTAGATTTATCAAGTTCATATTCAGGTAATTTTTTATTATCATGATGATGTTGTACAATATCTGCAATAATTTCTACATTAGCTAACTCTTCTTCAGTTAAAGTAATGCCTTGCTTTTTAAAGATACGATCCCAATTATCTTCACCTTCTTTAGATAATCTTTTATTAATAAGTCTATCACCTGTAATATCATTTCTATTGGACATCTAACAAGTCTCCTTCTAAGTCATCAAGTTCATTATCATCTTCATAAGATTCTTCATTTCGTAAGTCTTCTCGTACTACAGATTCTATGTCTTGTTCTACATTATGGAAACAATGATTACACAAGTCAACATATTCCCCTGTTGTAGCGGATTTACGAGTAGATTCAAAATCATTTAAAGCTTTATTACACGCCAGACAACGCATTATAATACCCCTTTTTAAGTTATAGTCTTATAATAATTGTATATGGCTTTTGAATATTTGTCAAGCGTTGTGCCTTCTAATCCTGGTGCAGTATTAACTTCGAAGACAAAGAATTTATTGTCGATAAGTCGATGACCAATATCAACAGCACCAAAATCTAGCCCTAATAATTTGACGGCTTCTATTGATGATGATAGTAGTTCTTCGGGCGGTAGTATTTCTGCTCTTGCATACACCCATCCATTACTGTGGTTCCTAATGCCAGAACCACCAATTGATTCTAATCGCTTTTTCTTTTGTTGCACATCAAGTATCTGATCACGGAATACGTGAACACGATACTCATGTTTGTGTTTAGTTTTTACAGTATATAGTGGAGCTCTGACCAATTTATCTAGCCTATCGGCAATGACAATACCATTGCCACTATGCCCCCTTAATATAGTTCTACAATAAACTGTATAACCATTATTAATCCAATCTTCTGCATCAT